TTAAACAAAATACCAGAAGTCCAAAGAATACCCTTACCAGATTGGTAACGCATGTATTTCTTAGTCTGACGAGATACAGATGCTCCATGAGATGGTAGGAATGTACCAATGTTAACACCACCATCGAATGGTCTGTGCTGAACATAAGCGTCAGAACGAGTATAAGTCTTAGCGACAATACCAGAGTTTGCTACAGCACCACCAACTCGAGCAGTGAATGTGAATGTAGTATTTGTTGGAACAGTTTCAACGAAGAAGTTACCACCCATTAGATCATGGTTTGTTCCAGCAGAAGTAACGACGTTGACTAGTGGACATCCTGCAACTAGACCATGAGGTGCAGAACAAGTTACTGTAATTGTAGAAGGTGACTGTGCATTAGAAGCGTATCCAGTAATTGGAAGTTCTGCGCCAGCATAAAAACCACCACGACGAGCATAAGTTGATTGGTTGTAAACAGAAGTACCATTTACACCAACAATACCTTTAGCAAAGTAAGTAAAGGTAGTAGAAGATGGGACAGTAGCAACAACGAACGCACCTTCAGCACGAGCAGCGTTCGAAACGCCTGCAGCACCGAAGATAATAACTGGTTGTGCAACTGAAAGACCATGCGCCTGTGAACAAGTCACAGTCATAATAGATGGGTTACCACCATCAGAAGTAATGTTGGTCATGAACAAGTCAAGACCTGGCTTTTCGTAAATACCTGGAATACCACGAATGTCAGAATAGTTCTGCCACTTAGTAGGCTGTAGACCGTATTCAAAGTCAGCGTCAATCAAAGCCTGTGGAGAAGCCACACGCTGGCGTTCAATAGCATCAACACCGAAAGCATATGGACGAACGATGTTACCAATTTGTTTTGGTGCGTCAGAATAAATCGCAAGTTTATCAGTAGACAACATTGAAGCAGTGTCAGCTGCAAATGTTACAGTACTCGCACCAACCTGTTCAGAATATTGAGAAGAATCACCCATGAACGTAGTGTCATTTGGATCATATACGATAGATCCATTCTTTGTTGGATCACCGATTGCATAAATGTTTGTCTGTTGAGTCTTATTTGCAATAATCAAAAGTTGAGTTAGATCAACCTTACCTGGAAACTTAACTGTTCCAAGCCCTGCAGCGTTTGGAGAGAATATGTATTTTTCAATTAACTGACGTGCCATTGTATATCCTTAGAAGCCGAAAATAATAGAATAACCAAGATAGTCTGATTTGACTGATTGGTCGATGTTGTTCAACGAAATAATACCTGTGAAACTTAAAACACCTAAGTCGTAAATGTTATAAGCGATATCGCTAACTAGACCCAAGTTTTCTGAGACAGTTACGTTACTATCATATACATATCCAAGATCTGATTGAGATGTAGCGAAAACTGCAGAAGCAACAACTGCATTTGATGCAGCATTCACCCATGCAGATCCAGTAAATGTAAGAACTTGTTGTGGTTGTGCACTACTAATAACAACGTCTGTAAGATTAGACAGGGCAGGTGATGGTGGAGAAGACCACGTCAGACCTGTTGGACCACGAGCAAGATATTGTCCAGTGTTACCAGTAGTGCCATTAATAGAAAGTAGCGTAGTGGAAGTTAATGTAACTGTGCCACTAAGACTTGGAGATGTTAGGGATTTATTGGAAAGAGTCTCAGTTGCAGAAGACGAACCGAGAAATTGTATTTGGTTGGAAGAGTCTTTGAAATACAGTTTACCATCAGCATAGTTTAATGCCAATTCACCGTATTCTAAGTCAGTAGTTAGCGGGACTTTTGCGCCAACTGATGACTTCTTGAGTATAATCTTGTTACTCATTCATCTTCCTAAAAAGGTTAGACTGGGAGTAAAAACTCCCAGTTAATTACTAATTTTATCTATTTAGTATGTTCCACCATCGATGTTAAATCCATCGAGAGTAGAAGTGCCAGCACCAGCACCAGTAATATTAGTGCCAACATACATTGCTTTTGCAACAGACAAACCACCAGACAATACAACCGCAGCAGTACCAAGAGCAGTAGCGTCAGTAGTGCTAGTTAATGATACTGCGCCAGAAGCAGTAATAGTTGTACCACTGAACGAAGAAGCAGTGATTGTTTTGTTGCTTAATGATTCAGTTCCTGCTAGAGTAGCAAGAGTACCAGAAGTTGGTAGTGTTAATGATGTATTAGCAGTAGCAGTGAAAGTTTGAGTAAACGCACCAGCGTGTGTTACTGAACCTGCCATTGTAAGAGTGCTAGATCCGTTATTAACACCAGTACCACCATAAGTTGGGTTAACAACAGTTCCCTGCCAAGTACCAGTAGTGATAGTACCAAGAGTTGTGATAGTTGCTTGACCAACATAAGTGGAAGCGATATCAATAGCATCAGCAGAGATAGAGATACGGTTTGCAGTACCAACAGCGTTTAGAGTATTACCAGTCTTGGTTAAACCATCACCAGCGATAACTTGACCAGCACCAGAGAACTGAACCCAAGGAATGTTGCTAGTACCGATAGTGATAGTACCAGTTGCTGTACAGACGAAGCCGTTGTTAGCATTGTTTGTACCTTCTTCAACGAAAGTAAACGCACCTGGAGTTACTTCTGGGTTTTGATCAGCGTCAACAGAGCGAGTCAACACCCAGTTTGTAGATGCAGTACCAACAGTAGTAACAGTATAGATACCGTTCTGTAGAGCAGATGCTTGATCTTTAACAAGAACACGATCTCCAGAAGAAAGAACGATACTATCAATAGTGATAGCAGCTTGTGTTCCAGCGTTAGTTAAAGTAGCACCAACACCAGAAGAACCATTAGAATATGTTACAGTCAATGCAGCAGTAGTTGCAACACGAACTGAATCTTTAGGATCTAGACCAGTCTTAACTGCATCAACGTAGTTCTTAGTTGCAGCATCTGTAGCTTGAGTAGGTTCAGCAACAGAAGTAATACGCTTGTTAGCTACGTCAACAGTACCAGTGCCAGTTGGAACTAGGTTAACACTGTTGTTACCTGCAGCAGCAGTAATAGAAAGGTTACCAGATGAGCCTGTTAAACTAGTAACAGTTGCTGCGCCCAATGTAGGTGTCACTAGTGTTGGACTGTTGGAGAATACTAAAGAACCAGAACCAGTCTCATCAGAGATAACACCAGCAAGTTCAGCAGAAGTAGTTGAAGCGAATACGCTTAGTTTGTTCGCTACATAAGCAACAGTACCACCAGAACCGAAGGCTACAGAAGAACCATCAGTACCAGTTAATGTTAAAGTATTGCTTGCTGTTAGAGTCTTAGCATTAGCAATGGTCAATGTACCAGTAGTAGTACTGATTGTTAAACCATTGATAGATGTAGCAGTAGCAACACCAAGAGTTGGAGTTACAAGAGTTGGGCTAGTAGCGAATACTAGAGAACCAGAACCTGTCTCGTCAGTAACAGCTGCAGCCAACTGAGCAGAAGTGGCAACTAAAGTGTTGCTACCAAGGTTGATTGTCTTGTTAGTTAGTGTATCAGTTGTAGCTTTACCAACTAATGTATCAGTCGCAGCTGGTAGAGTTAAAGTAGTAGAACCTGCAGCAGCACTTGCAACAAGAGTAGTAGTTCCAGATGTAGAACCAGTGAAGATCGCACCAGCAGAACCAATAGTTGGTGTTGTTAACTGTGCGCTAGTTAGAGTCTTGTTAGTAAGAGTCTGTGTACCAGTTAGTGTAACGACAGTTGAATCGATATCAAAAGTTACACTAGTTGCAGCACCAACTGAAGTGACTGCGGAGGTGATACCAACACCACCAACAAAAGTCATTGTATCAGTTAATAACGCAAATGCCTTAGTACCAGTATCGCCAGCGATATTTAAAGTAGTGGCTAGAGCAGCAGTACCAGCGGTAGTAATCTGACCTTGTGCGTTAACTGTGAATGTTGGGATCGCAGTAGCAGATCCGTATGTACCAGCAGTTACACCAGTGTTAGTGATAGAAAGAGTTGTAGTGTTACCAGCGTCGTTTACTGTAGAAGTAAGACCAGTACCGTTAACAATAGTTCCACCAACCAAGTCATAGATGTACTCAGCAAGAGTATCAGTCGTGCCGTTGATGTATGGGTTGTTAAGAACTAATTTACCAGTGCCGTTCGGTGTTACAGTAATATCGCCGTTAGCGTTGGTAGAAGAAAGAGTGTTACCTGTTAGTTGTAAGTTACCAACTAACCACTTATCGATTGTACCAGTTGCTGACAGAACTGGGATTGACGATTGATTAGTAGTTAATGTACCAGCGACTGATGCATCGACCAGTCCAGTATAATATGTACCACCGATAACTAAGTGGTTGGCTGCATTTCCTGTGGTCTCAACGCCCATACCGATGTATAGACGATTACCACCTGCTCCATTATAGGCTGAATATGCTAACTCACCTGCTCCAAGGGTACTTGGATTCCCTGCAGTAGATGAACGCTTAATTCTAATTATTGATGCCATCTTTTAATCTCCATTAAAATTCTCCACCTTCCATGTTCTGCGCATCAAGCGTA